ATTGTAAAAAGCATTTTTACGGCTTTAGGCAATGCGATCAAGAATGTGCTAACCAAGTGCGGCGTTGACATGAAGAAATTCAGCGCAACGATCAATAACATTAAAACGCGGGTAGGCAGCATCATAAACGGATTGAAAACGATATTCAGCACCGTATTTAATGCGATCGGGAAAGTGGTTAAGGCACTGGCAACCGTAATAGCAAATATTTTCGGCAAAAAGGTAAGCAGCACCTGCAGCGCGGCGGGCGCGGTCATTACGGCGTTTAAGGCGGTGGCAAGCGCGGCATTTAACTTTATTGCCGGAGCCATAAAAAAAGCAATGAATATCATTGTACTGGTTGTAAAGGTTGCGTTTGGGGCAATTAAGGGCGCAATTTCCGCAGCAGTAAACACCATTACATCAATCATTAGCGGGGTACTGACTGTTTTCGATGGACTGATAACTTTTATTTCGGGTGTATTTACCGGAAATTGGCGGCAGGCGTGGGAAGGTGTAAAGAGTATTTTCAAGGGTATTTTTGACACGTTCGCGGCAATCTGCAAGGCACCGATCAACGCGGTCATAGGCATTATAAACGGCGCAATTTCCGCTTTAAACAAAATCAATGTCACAATACCGGATTGGGTGCCGGGGTTGGGCGGGAAGTCATTCGGGATCAATATACCGACAATACCGCAGCTTTACAAAGGTACGGATAACTGGAAGGGCGGCATGGCAATGATCCATGACCGAGGCGGCGAGATCGTAGACCTGCCGCAAGGTTCGAGGGTGTACCCGCACGATAAAAGCGTGGAAATGGCGCGGAGAGAGGGAGAGCGGAACGGATCCGGATCTATCTCAATCAATATTCAGAAGTTGGCAGACAAAATAGAGGTTCGCAGCGATGAAGATATAGACCGCATAGCGGAGGCGTTGGCGTACAAGTTAAAGAAAATAGCGTTTAACACCGGAACAGCATAAGGAGGGCGGCAAAATTGGAAATTTGGTTAAAGCAGGGCAAGACGAACTTTAGATTTGCGGTTTTGCCGTCTGAATACGAATTGACGAGCGAAAGCGATAATACGCAGGTAGTTATCAATTCATTAGGCGAAATAAATTTGTTGGGGAAAAGGAAATTGAAAAATATTTCCTTTTCCTCTTTTTTCCCGAAACAGAAATACAGTTTTTGCGAGTACACGACATTCCCGACACCAAAGGAAAGTGTAAAGCTGATCGAGAAAATGAAAAATAACGGCGTATTGCGTCTTACAATGACCGGTGCGCCGGTTAATATGGATTGCACAATAGAAAATTTCACATGGGGAGAAAATGACGGCAGCAAAGACATAAATTTCACGTTGGAGTTTAAAGAGTACCGGAAAGTAAAGGTAAAGACCACAAAGAAAAAAGAAAAGGTTACAAAAAAGGTAACGCCTGCGGCGACACAGCGGGCGGCAAAGGAAGTAAAAAGCACCACATACACCGTAGTAAAGGGCGATAACCTAAGTAAGATCGCAAAGAATTTGACCGGCAGCAGCGCGAACTGGCAGGCGATCTACAATCAAAATAAGGGGGTTATAGGCGGCAATCCAAACTTAATATACCCCGGTCAACAGTTGGTGATCAATGTATGAAAATAAAATGGATTAGGCATAAAAACGGCTATGTATATACAAGCGACATAACGCAGGCAGTATCAAGCGTTTCATGGAGTGGATCCGTATCGCAGGCGGCGCGTACCGCAGAAATAGCGGTTATCAATGCGCCAAATGATAAGAATGTAAAAAATTTAAAGCTGAACATAGGCGCGGGGCAGGTAATAAAGCTATATGAGGGCGGCGATCTGATTTTTTTCGGGGAAGTACAGAGCGCAAGGAAAACGAGCGAAACCGGCACCGTAACATATACCTGCTATGATCTGTTAAATCACTTGCTTAAAAGTACCGGCGTTTATAATTTTTCCGACACAACGGCAGAACGGATCACAAAAAAAGTATGCGCTGATTTGGAGATCAAGACCGGCAGCATCGCGGCGACAAAGGCGACAATAAAAAAGATGATTATAGACGGCGATACATTCTATGACATTATTATGAAAGCCTACACGAAAGCAGCAAAGCAGACCGGAAAGAAATATATTTGCCGCATGAATGGATCCAAATTGTCGGTTGAGATTAAGGGAAAGAAAGTTAAAAATTTCGTATTGGCAGAGGAATACAACATCACAAACGCCGAGTACGAGGAAACAATAGAAAACATGGTAAATGTGGTAAAGATTTACGATGAAAAAGGGGCGCAGGTTGGAGAGGTAAAAAAGGATAAATGGGTAGAGAAATACGGCATCTATCAGCAGATATATAAAAAAGAAAAGGGGATAAACGAGCAGGCGGCGGCTAAAAGTATGCTGCAAGGCATAGAAAAGCGGGTAACGGTTGAGGGGATAAACGGCGATCTAAAGTGCATCGCGGGTAACGGCGTAGAGGTTTACGACAAAGCAACCGGATTAAACGGGCTGTTTTGGATTGACAGCGATACCCACACATGGGAGAACGGCACACACATAATGAGTTTGGAATTGAATTTTAAAAACATCATGGATAGCAAGGAATACGAGGAAAACGAGGAATAGAGAGGGGGCGCGGGAATGAACAACCCATACGAGGAAATATTAGGAATAATGAGGAATGAGGGGAAAAAGGACAATACCGCGCCGATCCAAATAGGCATAATGACCGGCGCGGCAAGCTGCAAGATTGGAAAGCTGACATTATCGGGCGGCGATCTGCTGATAGCCGAACATTTGAAAACCGGCTATCATTGCGCGGTTTATGATGATACACCGTCAAAAAAAGATAAGAATACATTCGTTGCGCCACTAAAGAGCGGCGATAAAGTGGCGGTTTACCGGATCAGCGATGAATTGTATATTATTTTGGAAAGGTTGGTGTAGCGCATGAATTTGTTACCGGCATATATCGAGGACGAGGACGAAATAGAAGAACTGGAGGAAGAAATAAAGCCTCCGAGGGAATACGGCATAGACTTTAAAACCGGACAGCTAACCGGCGAAATAGTGGAAGGGAAAGAGGCTATAAAGGTTTGGATATGGCTTGTTCTGCAAACGCCGCGTTACCGGTACTATATCTATACATGGGATTACGGAAACGAATTTGAGGATCTCATAGGAAAAGGATATACAGAGGAATACATAGAGGCAGAGGCGCAGAGAATGACGGAGGATTGCCTGCTTGTGAATGAGAACATACAGAGTATAACGGAATTTAGCGTAAGCATGGAGGGCGACACATTAACCGTATCATTTACGGCAAACACCATATACGGCGAAATAGAATTTAAGGACGAGGCGATCGCAAGACCGGCAGCGGCATAAGGGGGCGATAGAATGTTATTTGATGATAAGACGCAAAACAATATTATGATTGACTTGAAAGAGGCGACAGATCCGGACACGAACACCGAGGAAGGAACGCTTATAGATCATTCCTTTAGGGGAGCCGCCGCCGAGTTTGAGCAGGCATATATCGAATTGGGGTTGATAGACCAAAACGGATATGCGGAAACGGCAGACAGAGAGCATTTAATATTAAGGGCAAAGGAAAGGGGCATAGAACCGTTTCCGGCATCTAATGCAGTTTGGAAAGCGGAATTTAATATTGATGTGGAATTAAACGCCCGCTTTTCGGCAGGGGAATTAACCTATATATGCGCTGAAAAGATAGAGCCGAGGAAATACCGGCTTATGTGCGAGCAGACCGGCACAAAGGGAAATATAAAGCAGGAAGAACTGGCACCGATTGAATATATAGACGGTTTCGACAACGGGGAATTAACGGAATTACTGGTGAAGGGGCGATGAAGCAATGAAGAGGAACCGGCGCGAGATGATGAAGAAGCGGAGGCTTTTCGGGCGCGGTACATTTCCATTGTTTCGGCGGCGCAGGCGTTTGGCGGCAACCGCGCACAGTACAAAGCGATGATGCACGAAATAGAGGGAGTCGGAGCCTGCAAAATATACCGCGTGACACAGAAAGAAAAGAAAATAAAGATATATTTTCTTGACAGCACATATAAAACGCCAAACAATGCCCTTGTATCAGATGTGCAGGAAATCATAGATCCGATTGGCAAGCAGGGCGAGGGAGAGGGAGAGGCGACAATATTTCATGTAGTGGATATTTACCCCTGCATATCGGAAATGGTAAAAATCGAGGCAGAAATAACGATAGATACCGGCTATGTATGGGAGGACTTGTTACCGAGCATACAAGAGCGGATAGACGGCTATTTTTTGGAGTTGGCGAAAGGTTGGGAGAATGAGGAACATATAACCGTAAGAATATTAAAGGTAAATGCGGCAATCGCAAGCGTGGAGGGGATTGTAGATGTGCAGGACACAGCTTTAAATGGCAAAGAGGAAAACCTGCTTTTAGATCCGAACGCAATACCGGTTAGGGGCGTGATTTTATGCAGACCTTAATATTAAACCATTATCCTCCAGTGATAAAGCAGATCAAGGAAATGCAGCAGATTGCAAAGGCAGAGGATATAGAGTTTTCAAAGCTGAATGTATCAATCAATGAAGTTATACGAAATATGTTTGTGTTTACGGCAGACGAAACCGGCGTTATGAGGTTTGAAAAGCTGTTAGGGATAAAACCCAATGCGGCGCAGAGTTTGGACGATCGGAAAATATACATTCTTTCCATGATGAACCGGCGCAAAATGAGTTTGTCGGAACTAATGGCGATGTTATCCAATTATTCGGAGGGCATTACGATATTAAACGACATTGCGAACATGGAAATGATCGTAGAGATAAACACCGATGCGGGCAGTTTGGATATGTTAAACAAAATCATTGACGAGATCCTGCCATTAAATATTTATTTCATGTTTGCGATGCAGAGGGAAACCGTCATAAAGTATAGAATAGAAGATCTAATTTTTATGGCGTTTGAACCGGCAGCAGCCGACACAGAATATTGCAATTTTGATAACAACATAACAGAGAGGAAGGAAACCGGCTACATTCAAAATGTGGGCGGCTTTTCTTTTGTGCATGAGGAAAACCCGATCAGCGGGCAGGCAGTTTGCGGCGTGGAATGTTGTTTAGGATTGCAGGCACCGTTTGAGTTGCAGGAAGGGGCAATAGCCGTAGAAACGGCGGCAGAGAGCATAGAAACGCCGGTTATGCCTTGCAGCGATGATTTAACGGTTATCGGGGAATATGCGCCATTTGAAACGCGGGAAAGCGTTATAAGCATAGAAACAGCAGGAAACGGCACCACAACGCCGGTTATAGCTTGCGGCGACAATACCGCAGCCATTGGAACCGATCCGCCGTTTGAGATGCAGGAGAGCGCGGCAGCGTTGCAAATGAACACAGAGGCGGCAACAAATGATTTGATGATGTGCGGCACAGATTACGCGAGAGAGGAGGGGTAAAATGTGAAAAGAAAGGCTTTTGCAGTATGCGATTTGATGATGGGCGGCACAGATTAAGGGAGAGAGGAGGAATAAAATGTTAAAAGAAAGGCTTTTGCAGTATGCGGAAAGCATAGTAAAAAGGGCGACATATACCATTAACGGCGAGGAAAAAGAAGGAACCATTGGCAAAGTTACGCGATCCGGCGATAGCATCACATTTTACATTTATATTGATGATGAAACCAACGGAACGATCACAAACGCCAAATTATACGATGTCAATAACGAACTTTTGGAAAGCAAGGATTATAACACCAAGAAGGACACACTGGCAACCGCAACTATTGGCATCAGAATAACCATAAAGAAAGAGTAAGGAGGGTAAAGCGGAATGTATGATCTGATTTTATGGAAAAACCGCCGCACTGAAAAGAGCAACACATACACGATCACGGAAAACATTGATCCGGAAACAAAGCAGCCGGACGGCACATACACATTAACGCCGGTTTTCGGGGAAGTGATTGAGGCAGGCACAAGTTTTAATCAGCAGAACATGAACCACATGGAAAGCGGCATCAACGAGGCTATGATAATTGCCAACATGGGAATTATTCAGTTGAGGCAGCACCAAAGGGAATTAGAAAACACCTATTTTGAAACCGGAACCGCAAAAATAAGCAGTAATGAAAATTACCCATTCAACAAAGAAAGCGTAACGGTTGCAATGGGTAAAGCCCGCAACACGTTAGATTATATCGTGATTGCGTTTTGTGACGATTTGCAGCAGGGGCGGGGGATCCGGATCAAGGATAAGCAGTTAAACGGCTTTAAAATCGAGGTTGAGGACTGCCCGAAAACGCCGGTAACTATAAAATATTTCATTTTAGGAGGTATGATGTAATGGAAAAGACGATCAAGGTTATCGAAAAGAACGCCGGAAAAAAGATCGGCTATGAAATGGACGGTAACACGCTATGGATCGGAGATGCGATCGCTATGAAGTTGCAGCGGTTACAGACCGATGATGTGGTAAGAAAGGACATTTGCGCGGACAAAGACGGCAATTTGGTTTTTGGTTTGGGCGAAAATTACGTTGCACAGGTTGAGATCCCGCCACGCGAATATGATTATATCGCAGGGGAGCCGGACGGCGACGGAAAGCCGACAACGGAAAAGGTACAGAAAAGTTTTGATGTTTCAAGATGCACACTGACATTATGGAGTATTGAGGAGGTATATATCAATGAGTAGTTACGAAGATTTGAGAGGCGCAGCAGCAAATGACGAGATTATTTTGGACGATATGGGGATCCCTTCGGTTATGGTAAAAGTGCCGCTTGTGTATTTGGACGAATTAGGGATCGGATCCGCCCATGTGCCGCACCCTGCTTTTATTATCAATGATAAAGTGGTGCCGTATATTTATGTTTCCAAGTATATCAATGTAGTAAAGAATAACCGCGCCTATTCCCTGCCTAATCAGGATCCGGCAAACTGCATCACGTTTGATCGGGCGGTTGAGGTTTGCTATAACAAGGGCGCGGGCTGGCATCTTATGACAGCGGCAGAATGGGGCGTACTGCATAATCTCATTACGGCAGCAGGATTAGAGCCACGCGGCAATACATCGCAGGGAAAGTCACATATAAAGGCGTATGAGCGGGGGGTATTAAGTCCGCAGAACCCCGCAGGCGTATACCGGACACTGACCGGCACCGGAGGCAAGAACTGGGAGGCGTTGGGCGTAAATGATATTGTCGGAAACGCGCATAAATGGGTTGTGGCGCGTTTGGTAAATGGGGAAATTCAGATCGTGCCGAACAATAACGCAGCGATTCACAATACCGATTTAAGCGAGAATAGCGCAGCATGGCGGGCGATTATGCCGAACGGTACATTAGTTGCACCAGGGACGGCAGGCACACTGAAATTTGATTATACAGCAACGCCGCCCACAACCGGCAGCACCGGTAATTTTTGTTTGTCAACAACCGTATCAATGCAGCAGACAACGGAGGATCCATACGGCGCAAAGGATTTTGGAACATTGACAGCAAAAAGCGGTGTAACGGTTCCGGATCTGTTAAAAGCACTTGCATTTTTCCCGAACAGCGACAAGACCGGTAGGGGTTATTTTTACATGAGGAACAAAGGGGAGCGGTTGCTTATTCGTGGCGGTAATTATGGTTCTGGCGGCAACGCAGGAGAGGCTAACGGC